TAGTTACCGCTGCGGCAGAAACACCTGAAAGGTCTGAACTGTAGCTGTTACTCCCAGAATCCCTAACATAAGTTCTGATAAAACCACCACTAACGAATACTTCCCAACATTGTTGGGATACAGTTCCATTGTCCCACTCTGTAATCATTTGTTGCCAACTAACAGAAGCAGCGTCAGCTTTAAACCACCACTCGACTGTCCAAGCTCCGTAAGCATTAGCAACAGTAGACAGTGCAAATTTTCTGTTTTGAGTTACCCCGTTAACTGCCTGAATTCCGTATGCTGGCGAATAAGGGCCGAAAGAACCCTGCGTGACACTATTTAGAACACTTATCGTATGGTCAGTAGCAGACGAATCATCGAAGGCGTTGTTAACGCCGTTATTTGCGCCGTCAAAATGAGACAGGAAAGCAACGCTATTGAAATCATCATCTACAGGATCACTAGCACCAGCACCAGAACCCATCATTATTTTTTTAGAAACGGTACTCATTAGGACATTACCTGTCCTGCTGTAAATCCGTAATAGTTTGTGCCACCGTCCACAGTGTAGAACACAAAGATGTCAACAGCGTCATTGGCGGTTGACAAGGTAGGAGCAGTATCTGCCGCCCATTTGATACTTGAGTTCCACGTTATGGTTCTAGCGGTTGAGCCTTGTATGATCCTAAGCGTTGCTGCGGATACCTTTCCAGACGCTGCTGGGTTGGTAAACGATATGGTGGTGTTTTCAGTCAAGTCATGGCTGAAGTTACCAGCCGTTCTAAGGTTTAGTGAAACAACATTAGAACTAGAAGTGACTGCTGCGTACTCTTCGCTGAACCCATTATCTAAAGTAATGACTCCATTGGCATCTGCGGTAACTGCCTTGGACGCTGCTGTCAGACCCAGTGTCGCTATATCTAGATAGTTAAGCTCTGCGCCTGTTGCCGTTACTGCTGTACCACCATAGTTAAGATCACCTGCCGCAATATTGACTTCGCCTGTACCTTTTGGAGTCAGAGTTAGGTCTATGTTGCTATCACCGCCGGATGTTCCAACAACTACCGCCCCGCCCGTTGCGGCGTTAGTAAGCTCAAGCTCATTGACCGCACTACTAGTGGTCTGCATCTTGACAAGCTCGTTGCCGTTTGCATCAGCAAGAAACCCACCATCTACAATCTTGGCAGCCGTCAGTGTTTTATTGCTAAATGTGGTGGTGCTAGAAGCGGTTACACCAGACTGATTACTGTCAACGTAGGCTTTTATAGACTGTTGTGTGGCTAATTTCGTGTTTGAGTTTGATGCTAAATTATCTTCATCAAGAACAGCAGATCCGCTAACGCCTGTATTTAAAACTGCTGACGTTATTGTTTTATTAGTAAATGTGGTGGTGCTATCAGCAGTAACGCCACCGCTTGATTGGCTGTCAACGTAGGCTTTTATAGACTCTGATGACGCAAGTTTCGTAGAACTAGCACCTGACATAGTGTCAGAGTCCAGCACTGCTGTTCCGCTAACGCCTGTATTTAAAACTGCTGACGTTAAGGTCTTGTTTGTAAGTGTCTGGGTTGCAGTGTCTCCTACAAGATTGCTTGTTGTTGCCGGAAGAGTTAACGACACATTGCCGCTAAATGCCGAGTGAGCAGGAGCCAACAGCCTTGCATAGTGAGCGTTATTGCTTTCACAATAGAAATCAACGTAAGACTGTGCGCCTCCGTTTTTAATAGCGATAGCGCCCTGGCTGATAGCAACGCCATTTGACGAACTTCCACCAATACCTAGACTAGTCACAACATCTAGGGCGTGGGCTAACTTTGCCGTGGTCACCGCGTCATCAGCTAACTTTGCCGTTGTAATAGATCCGTCAGCAATTCCCGATGAACTTATGTTGGCCCACGAAGTAACGCCTGACCCGTTAGTTTGCAAAACTTGGTTGTTGCTTCCATCATCCCCTGGGAAAGTTAGCGTATAACTACTGCTTAAAGTGGCCGGTGCTTGCAATGCAACATACTGACCTCCCGATGAATCCTGCAACCGAAGATCGCCCTGCGCGGTAATATCTACCTGGGTAGCAACTAACGTGCTTGCCGTACTTGCGCCAATTGGTGTGTTATTAATTGAGCCGCCCGTTACAACCGGTGCTGTAACCACTGCTGCTGTCAAAGTTTTGTTTGTTAGCGTGTCCGTTGTTGCTTTACCAACTAGGGTATCGGTTGCTGCCGGTAGCGTAACCGTAACGTCAGCCGTGGCCGCTGGGCCGATCAAAGTAACTGAGTTAGTACCGTTATCAGTGTCCTCTTTGAATAAGATACTTCCTGCTGCACTGCTTGTGCCTGACAACACTGGGACAGAAAGCAGCGGAGCCGTGAGAGTCTTATTTGTTAACGTCTGAGCGTGAGCTTGAAAAACAAAGCTGTCGTTGCCCGTTAACAAAGGTAAAGATACCGTTCTGTCTGCTGCAAGGTTAGCGGCAGCAAACACATACTGATGATCTGCGCTGCTGTCGTTGATCTGGGGAGTAGTTAATACAGGGCTGGTTAAAGTCTTGTTGGTCAGGGTTTGTGTTGTTGCTGTACCTACTGACTCATACCAAGTGCCTAATGAACCGCCATCGTCAGCGTTCCACCAAAGTCCATTAGACTCTGTAATTGCTATCTGCCCGTATCTAATTTCGCCAGTAGCAGTTGTGTTTCTAACTGCGGAGATCAACACCGCCCTATCAGTTGATGGAGCGTTTGAACTTGACGCTTGAAGCGCGAAAAAGCCTGACTTCTTTAAACTTGTAGCTGTCGTATCACTTGCATCACTAATTGAAGTGTTACCAGCATTGGAAGCATCAGAATCATTGAGAATCGTTTGTAACTGAGTTGTTGTTTGGGTTAATTGACCCATTTGTTCATCCCCTTAGAATTTGTGCATCAATGGCGGCGTCTAAAATATCAACTTTTGTATTGCTGGTTGTTTCGATTCTCACGATTATTTCCCGCGACTTTCCGATTGAATTAACGTCAATAGTCTTGTTTCCTGTTACCGTTGCTGAGTTTATAGCGGTAAAGGTTTTTAAGTCTTTTGATACCTTTAGGCTGATTGCTGATGCAGCACTAGCGTCAACGTGCATCTTTACTTTATCAACTACCATTTCGGCCCCCCCAACATCAAGAAGCTCTGAGCTAATTAACGGAAGGTCTTTGCGGCGAGTCATGTTTGCGCCATCTTGTTGAAAGTTCGCAAAGTCTAGTCTGTAAATTTTCTTGTTTGCTGAATGCGCTGCAAGCACTAAATTGTAGCCATGCACGATTGAAGTGGTCATGAAGTCTTTTTCGAACCACGTTTGCGAATTAATGTGATACGACCATATCTGGCCCTGATCTGAAAATATAAAGTCCACAAAACTTTCTTGGTGTAGCGAGTAAGCCGTCACTCTTGCTGTAGCAAAGTCTGTTGCACCAAACGACGCCCATTCTTCACCAATTGCAGGAACAAAAAGCGGCTGATAGTTTTCGCCTTGCACCATGCCAGGGCGACGATTGCCGTCAATAAAATAAATAACGCCGTCAATGGAATCTACAGCGTAAGTGCCGGCAATACCTTGTTGAAGAACTGTCTGGCGTGATAGCGGTGGTCTACCTGTTCCACTGGTAAACCAGATTTCTGTGGTTGTTTCACCAAACAAATAAAGCAACTGGTTTAGACTAAAGACTCGCAGCAAATCATCAGGCAGAGATTCAGCTTGAGCAAAGTCCAGAGAGGCTATGCTTGTCCCGTCATTCAACGCAGACACAACGAAAAACCCGTCTGGTTGTTGGTAAATAAACCGGCTATCTAAAAACGCCACGCTGCTGGTAAGAAGCAGATCGCCGTCCGTTATTTCTACTAAGCCGCCAGCCACGGTGTAAACAAAAGCATCAGGCGTTCCACCCGTAGTTATTATTAACTGATTGGCGTCAGTTGCCATCACAACAGGCGTAGGAGAGTTGCTTATATCACCCAGAAAGGTTGCGGCTCCACTTGAGTCAATCGAGTACAGCGCCGAACCCGTTACCTGATACAACAGACCATTTGGCCCGTTTGCTATCATTCCCCTGTCTGCTCCCCCTGGGGTCACTGACACCTCTACTGCATCACCCGCCGCATCAGTTATTGCAGACGCATTTGAATCCGTAAGAGTCTCGCCAGTTGCCTGAAAGGATGCAAAGGTGACATGGCCTGGAAACTGCCTGTACCCGCGCAGGGTGTTTGGAAACAGGTTTAACGTCTGCTGTCGATTAGCGTCGAGGCGAGTGCTTTGATAGCTTGATTCAAGCGGAGCTAAGACCCTCATATGATGTCAGTGTCAATTTGATATCGAGAATGTGTCCAAGATAAATCAGACGAGTTAACAGATATGTCTAGCGTAATTTCGCTCTCCATTCTGTTTTTTGTTTGTTTTGCGATTTCAAAAACAACTGGCGCAGGATCAATTCCAAACTCTGCCGATACCTCTACAGCTAGGTTATAAGCCATGCCGCGCACAGCGCCGTCAGGAATATCTAGTGTGCTACCAAGTGCTGCTGGAGCGGGAATGTTTAGCAAACCATCCTCACCGTATTCATTTATAAGGTTTTTCAATGCGATAAAAACATCTGCATTTTTGCTTGAATCATCAGTGCTAAAAGTAACGCCTGAAGTTCTTACACGCAGAAGGCTTGTGGCTTGATCAATAATAGTTTGAGGAGTTGCCATAACGCACCTAAAAAAATGAGGCCGAAGCCTCAGAGTAAAATGAGGGCCGAAGCCC